GAAAACGCAGCTATTTATGGCAGCAACAGCCGCAAAATCTATGCACATCTCTACATCGACGATAAGAACCTGGGCGGCTTTCCCGGCTGGCTCCAGGCCGAAGAAATGATCAATCAAATGGAACTCGAATACAAACAAAAAGCATCATGATTTCTCCCTACGTCATTCCAGCCCTCAAAACACCTGAAGAAATAGCTGCTGAAACATGGAACATTACCACCGATCAGCTTTACCAACGAACCCGCAAACGCGAAGTGGTAGAAGCGCGGTCAACCCTTATTTATTACCGTAATCAAAAGTTAAAGCTAAAACAGGCAATATCGGCAGGAAAATACGGACTAAATCATTCATCAACCGATCATATCGTTAAACAAATTAAAATATGGTTAGAGGTTGATAAACAATTTCGTTCAAAATTCGAACTATTCAAATCCAAAGTATCATGACCAACGAACAAACATTAAAGCAAAAGCGTCAGTACTACCACCAGTTGCTAATCGCAGCCGGTGAAGCTGCGTATAAAGATGTGATCGTAAGCTCCAGGTTCGATGTCGACAGTACCAGGGAACTCGACGAATGGCAATTGGACGAACTTATCCAGGATGCCAAACACCGCATGTATAATCAAAAACGCCCGGTACCGGCAACCGATGAAACGGCTAAGATAAAGACCTGGCGCAACCGTTGCCTGTTAGTCCTGGCACAGCGCGGTATTACCGCTTTACCTAAAGACTGGAGTGCAATAAACCACGAACTCGCTAAAAAGCAATACCAGTGGATCACGTCACCCGCCCAGCTACAAAAAGGCTTCGTAAACCAAAAAGGTTTATATGCTTTCAATACCGTTTCCGACCTGAAGAAACTGTTCAATCAACTCTCAGCCATCCGCGACAACGAAAAAATACGTATCAATCGGGAAAAGGAAATGGCATTTAAGAACTGATTAAATCAATCAGATAGCTTATATTTGACCATAAATTCTAATATCAATACAACATGAAAACAATCACTTTACTTTCAGCAATCGTATTTACAGCTTCGCTGGCCAGCGCCCAGGTAACTTACCGAACCATTCCTGAAGCTACGCAGCCGGTTGCATTGTACGATAGCCTTGAAAACATTCCGGCAACGCACGTTAAAAGCCTGTATAATCAGAAAATATTGGCCCTGAAGAAATCTAATTTTTACCCAAAGATGGATTCATTTTCAAGCTTGGAAGAAACAAGTATTGTGAATAAGCAATTCAATATTCTGAAGGCAAAACGCAATGAAAAACGCCGTGAAACATGGCTGATACTTGCTGCTGGCACAGATACTATTTACTACCAACTAACCAACAACAGCATCGAAAACCCATCATTTATAACCATTGGTTACTTCGAGAAACAAGCAAAAACTTACACTGGTAAAAAGTTTACGCTAAAACTGCCCGAAGAATTCAAGGAACTGAACGCCGGAATCATCAAGCAATTCAGCGGTAAAGAAACGTTTATCTGCACCGGATCCACAGTTATCCAGGATGGAAAGAAATTAATTCCTGCCTTGACGCTTAAATCAAGCAAAGGCGACGAAATTTACACGCCAATCAAAGGTTTTGAAGTAACTACAGCAAACAACATTCAACTATTTACAATCGAGTAATTTAAACACCGTTTAAATGAAAACTACACCCATTGTTTTGGTATTGATTATTGTCTTTTCGGCTGTGATGATTGTAGTTAAATTGAGTAAAACGAAAGAGACAAAGGAGGTTGAAAAGGAGGTTGAAAAACCGATGGATCCTTTTGAAATTGCACAGATAAGGTCGCGTGGGGTGCAATTACTCGAAAGCCTAAGTATTGTTGAAATAACAAAAGATATTCAAACACTACGATCACGTATCGATTTTATGCTTGGTATTTACAGCACAATGGTTGTTCTGGCTGTATTCAAACACAAATATGTTGCTGAAGCTGAAAAGGCCATGAATACTTATCAAAAACGATATCCAAACAAATACATCACTGAAGGTCAAGCCGCTTTGTTGCTTCAACCCGATTTGACTCAGTTGAAAAATCATTTGTCAAATTGCGTTGTACTGAGCTATGCCGCGTTCGTCAAGGAAGAAATTGCTCTCATGGAAAAATTAATGATGAAAAGCGCTATTAAAAACAGGGAAGAAAAAATTATCAGAGTTGGATATGATACAAAATATCTGTTCAAAACCTTCGACTTACCCGATAATAAGCATCTGGATGCAATCGAAGAAATACGAAAACAGTTCTATTCACGACAAACATAGGTTTCACCAATTGGTGAAACCTATACAAAATAGGGAACAACAAAAAAGGCGAGAGGATCCTCTCGCCTTTTTTGTTGTCATTTTTTGCGATAATGATACATCATATCCACATACCCCGAATTGTACCCCGTACTAGTTGTTACCGCCGTTCTGGTAGCATCAGCAAACGGGTTAGCAGTTGCCGATACCGTGCTGATCCACTCGCATAACTCAACAATCTGGCTCTTATTACTCGTAAAATAAAAGTAATCCCGGTCATGGATCACCTGCAAAACGTCCAGATAATCCTTCAGCTTCCAGTAACCGTCGCTATTGTAGGTAGCAGTATCAGTCGATAAATAAGGCGGATCAACCAAAAACACCACCTTGTTAAAATCCCGGAATCTTACATATAACTCCCGGTAATCCATGCAAACCACTTCCACACCCTCAAGGTATCCGGTTGCATCAATGTCCGACATCCTTACCTTATTATACAACTGATCATTCACAAAATCATCCAGACAATTGCCGTAATTCATCGAAAACTTCAGCGACGAACTCAACGTGATCCAATCAACAAAGCCCGCCTTATCAGCCGCTGTAAGCAACTCAATCACCTTTGTTTTATGTCCGTTCAGTATCTTTCCATGCCTCCCACAATCGGCCAGTACAAGCCTCAAATCGGCCAGCAACTTGTTGGTTTTCGGTATTGCTTCAAGCCGTTGCCTAAACCCATCAAAATCATTATAAACTACCCTGGCACCAGGATAAACAGATTTGACCGTGTGGCTCAGCACCCCCGATCCACCAAACAAATCAATGTAAATGCCATCAGCAGGGTACTGCTTTAAAGCCTCTGCAAACGATTTTGTAAAATTCCTTTTTTGCCCCTGAAACGGTAGGGGCGACTGCGTAAACTTTCTCATATTTAAATTAAAAAATGTGTATTTTCGTGGTCTCACATACATACAAAAATGCGGATTAACGCGACCGAAACCCATTGGCCTCCGGTTGTGCGCTAACCCGCATTTTTGTTAGTATGTATGTGAGAAGTTCTACTAACAGCCGGGGGCTTTTTAATCCCCCCTGAAATTCATTTTAACCCGGCATAAATTTACACGCGCCAACAACTTCATACTGATTCGACGCGATAGTTAACGCTGCGTAAATGTAGAAGTTGTTATTCTCTGTATAAATCACGGGCGAACCTCCGGTATGGCCACCTGGGCGACTCCATAGGGGGGCAGCAAACTGATAGCTCCCCCAGTAAACTCCTCCTGTTAGAGGTTCCCATATTTGGGACGAGTCATTGAATTTCATCAGACCTAACATTCGTTCGCCTCTTGTACCAGAATTGTACCATTGAGATGTCCCATCAACAAGGGCGTACAATTCATTATTTAAAATGAAAGGAGCACTTTGTTGTGTATGGTCACTCCTGTAACAAGTGTGAATATTTCTTATTGCAATTGTCTCAATGTTCAACGGCAAAACTTGAGTATAAGGTCCCTCCGGAAGATCGGCTCTATATTCCCTCATTTCCCACAGAGAAACCGCTGCATCTACTCTAGCACATGCAATTATTCTATATTTTCCCTTGTAATAAATTATTGAAGGATCAATTAATCCAGAATTTAGGCCAGTAGTTGGTGCTAGCTCAGCAGGTGCATATTCGATGTTTTCCATATTTTCGTCAAACTTAACCCACCCTAGTCGGTACATCGAAACCGGCGTTGTTTCCTGTCCGTATGCCATCCCAAAGTATTTATTTTCTGTCGGATGCTTGATGACGCTTGTAACGTGTATACCATTTACCCTCCATGTACCTGGTGAATAAGTTATCTTTGCAATACTCGAAATACTCGTCCAATGAATCAAATCAGACGACGAAAATAAACCTACTGTCCAATTGGTGCCATTGTAACCATTTACGACCATTCGGTAAGTCCCGCTCGAATGTTTATAAACCCCACCCGGTCCTAACATACCCGAATAATAAGTTGATGCTCTCTTAGGTATCAGAGAAGTCGTTTGGCCAAAATTAAAATTCCAACCATTGTTAAATATATTATAAAAATATACTCTTGCGCCAACCGTAAACATGGTTATGTTTCGAATGTCTGTAACGCTGTAATTTAAAACTCTAGTTGAAGAATTGCCTGATGTTATCTTCAAATACGATTGATCTTGTCCTACCAAAGAAGGTTCTGACTGACCCAAAGGTACTCGTCCCATTGCAACTATCCATTCCTGGGTTGCAACCGGAGCACATACAGTGTCAATATTTGGCAACCAACTCAGTGTTATGGTATGCGCTGCTGTATCAATGGCTGTAATCGTAATGGGTGTTCCTTCAATAAACCCATTGCCCTCTGTGTTAGGAATTACAATCGGTTGAAATAATGCGTTGATGCCAAACTTAGGTTTGATTGCATCAAGCTGAATACCTGTTAAATAACAATCAGCAAAACCTTTGCGGCCACCATTCAAATCACAATCCATCGCTCTTTTACGTTAAAATATTACAACTCACCGGTTCGACCGTACACGCTACCCGTATCCACTGCCCTTTAATGGCATTGGTCACGTTAAATTCAGCCAGGCCGTTAACCGATACCGAAAAGTCAGGCACCGCCGTAAAATCCTTACCATTCACCGCCCGTTCCACCGTCACGGTACCCGCTACCGTTGTCTTAATCTGTACTGCTGCACCATTCTTTTCAATCTGCACCCCAGGGCTATAATATTTACCACCCGTCAGGGTAAAATCCGTTGTTTTTAATGCTTTTAAACTCATAGTCTATTGTTTTTATAAGTGTTACGAAGGATTATTAGCAAGCGAAATTGTAATTACACCTGAAGGTGTAGTAGTCACAACAATACCACCTCCCCCAATTATTTTTACTTTATCAGCATTTTTTACCTTCAGGCCGTCATCATTCAGTTCAATCTTCCTCACGGGTCGTATGCGTCCAAATCTAAATTCATCACCAATTGCCATATCTGGTTGATAACAATTCCACATAGGTTCCGTACCTATTCCATCAACATTGTAAAGTAACCTGTATATATATTTTTCATTGTGGTATTCGTCCCAATTTCCCGACGAACTACTCCAGTAGTAATTCGAAAGCAAAGTGTACATCGACGATGCCTTGTGAAATCCTACATTAAATCCATTCATTTCATGTAAGTTCTTCAGCATTGCAGCAAGTTCATCCGCAGCCGGTAAACACCAATCATCAAAACCACCGCCCCTGTAATCCCGGCACATCTTCGCTGCATAATTGCTTTGTCCAAGTGCATCCAAAGCAGCAATAATTTTATCTGTGTTATCGCAACCTGAACCAATATTAATATGATCTATGCCCGCGATGCCTAAAAACGGATTAGTTTCCGATTCATTAAAGCACCACCTTTCCGAACCACCCAAGTCAGCCTCACTACATACCAATGCGTACGATTTATCCGGAGCAATGTAAAAAACAATGCCACCGCCAAGCACGTCTCCAATTTCTGTCACGGTTCCCAAAATCCAATATTTGTAACTGTTTTCTTGAATGGAATTAACAAATTCCTGGCTAGCCTTACCGGTCAGTATCTCATTCAACCCCTCAACCGTCGCAGTCGGTATTTTCTGATCCTTATGCCAGAACGAATCCCACACATCCCAGTACTGCTGTTGTGTAGGTTTCAACCGCGTTCTGAACCAGTTCTTTATCTGTGATAAACTTTGCTTTGCCATTTTATTGCTTTTTTATCAATGCGTAATCAAACCTTAAATCTTGCACGTCCGAACTTGTTTCGTGCAATAGCAATTGAAATGAATCAAACTGATAATTCCTTGTCATCCAAATCACATCGTTGTCATTGTTCCAGTTCGACGAAACGCTTCTAAGGCTTCCTGTAACAATATATGCATCAGTACCTAAATTATCAAAATTGACAGTTAAAATTTTATCACCGGTTACATCACCTACAATCACGGTACCAGTCCATAAAATCTGACCATTGAATATCGAAGGCTTATCATCAACATTGCCCCACGTCACATGGTGATCGTTCACATGCGATTCAAAGTCTTGAGCCAATGCATCAATTGCTTCCGACATGGTAAACACGTCAGGAACCCGCTTCAGATCAGCCCAGGCTAACTGCCCGGTACCTGTACCGAACCGGCACGATCGCGACACATACAGTTCCTCAAAAACCTGCCCTTCAGCCGTTACCGACCGTTTCGTTTCTTCAATCACCACGTAAGTTTCAACCGCACCGCCCAGGAAAGGAAGTATCTCCCCGTTGATGACCACCGTGCCAGCAGCCACGTTCGATCCAGTTGTTACACACCCCGAAAGAATGTAATTATTCCCGCCCAGGCTGGCCAACTTCGCAACCAACTGAGCCATGCTCTGCATAAACCCAAGCGTCTCGCTACTCAGCGGAAACCGCGTATACTTCAATAAATCAATTCGGTTCATCTGTTAAAATTTACTATTTATTCATTTACATTTAATAGCGAAGCCAATCCTCAAATCCTCAAATCTTCAAATCTTCAAATCCTTAATTAAATATGATACTATATCGTTTCCCCGCCAGCTTGTAATAATTCACCAGGCTAATCATCTGTGGCCTGATCGCTTCACCCAGCGAAGCCGGTACTACAACCGTAAAATCAGTACCAGCATCACTCGTAAAAGCATCGCTGGCAATCAACAACGTATCTAGCCACAGCGGCTTATCTTCGCTTTCCTGGTATACAAAAGTCCAGTCCCATCGCTCACTGTCCTCAATCCTAATCCGCCGTTGTTCCACGTCAAAAGCATCATTCAAAACAGCCCTCAATTTGCACACCTGCCCGTTATGGTTCAGATTATAAAGGTTAGCCTGCCGGTTCGCTTCAAACAAGCTCATAACCGTCGACACAGGCTGAACCATAGCCCTCACCAGCGCAAAATTGAACCGCTTCCTTAAAAATGTAGGAATCAGCAAAACCACCAACCTATTTATATCGAATAATTTCATAAATCTTCAAATCCTCTAATCCTCAAATCTTCACATCCCCAAATCTTCACATCCTCAAATCCTCAAATTTTCTAATTACTTATCGTTGCGTACGCAATCGCGTTCAGAACCAAAGCGCCTTCATCATAAACCTTCATATACCCCGCTGCAGGTGTAGCCTTTGCCTGTATCGTTGTTCCATCGATCGCCGAAATATGCAGTTCCGGGATCACAACTCCCGGAACCTTCTGTAACCGATCAACCAATGCCGCGTTCCGGTACTCCCCGTTAAAAAGCAGGTTCGCTATAAAGTCCTCAATTGCATCGCGTACCGGGTTGCCACCGTTAGCCAGGCTGTTCAGTTCAGCGTTCAGTATCATCGGATCATAGTAAATGTCAAGTGTAGCAGTAAATGCGTTTGCCTCCTGGTTAATCAGGCTGATCTTCACTCCCGCGTCTTTTATTTCCTTCAAATATGCCTCCAGCGCATCCTGTTGATCACCTGTCAACAGCCCACGTTCCGGATCGGTCGGTGAGCCTGTCGAACCGGCAACCTTAATCACAACCACACCCGCCTGTTCAATGGCTGCCGAATATTTAACCACCTTTTCCGTAGCAATTTGTTCATCCGTCACATCCGTATTATCGTACACGTCCGAATCTTCTACCAGGTCGCGCCCGTATTGGAAGTTCAGTGTTTTATCGACATACCACTTCAGCCTGTGCGGTTTCGTTGCATCAATCAAGGCAGTCATTTCAGCCTTATGCGTATCAAAAAGCACCTCCAGCGTCCAGATAGCCACCGCCACCACGTAAAACAAGATGCTCTCGAGGCTAACCTTCGAAAACTGATCCTCAAACGTTTTCAAAGTATCCAGTCCATAAAGTGCAATCACCGTCTCATTACCAATGAAGTAATCTGTAACCTCTTTTTTTATAACTGCAACCGTCCGTGCCATCTTTTAATTCGTGTAATTCGTTCTAATTCGTGCCATTCGTCATTGTACCATATTATCAACCCCAACCGCCATGTAATCAATCCCGTCATTAAACAAATCACCATATAAGCCTGTCGAAGGGTTCCAGGGATCAGTCGCAGGCTTCAAACCCCGTGACGCATAATAATCGGCCACAGGTTTATTATACCCGTTGCCTGAGCTTGTCGAAGGCGGAATAAGCAAAATTTGTCCAGGAGTCAGCGCATCCGTAATAGACAAATCATTCAATTCAGCGATCGCGAACACAGCCGCAATCGACCCGCACTTTTCAATTGCCAAATCAAACAACGACTGATTCTCAACAACCCTAACCTCTGTACTCATCCCTGTGCCGTTTTACCCGTTTAAATACCGTTTAAATTGAAACCAAACCACCGAAGCGGCCTATTGTGCCGTTTTTCTTCCTGATAAGCCTAAAAACCGATCAATCCACGCCACCACTTTCGTCAAAAAACCGATCCGGATAATGTTCTTCCGAACCAAAAAATAAACCGCAACCAGGGCCGCAATTGTGGCAAGAACAATCTTCCACCACGCCACCCCAATCTTTTGCGTTTTAACTTCTGCCTTTTGACTTTTAACTTCAGTCTCCCCTTCCGTCCGAACACTTGTATTTTCCTGATTTTCGCTCGCTGCTGCAACCTTACTTTTATCCGTGTCCTTTTTCTTTTTCGTCGTTTTTGTCGTTGTAATCGACTTAATCGCTCCATGCTCGTTTGAATCAAGTTTTTTTACCGATCCGGAATCTGGTTTTTCGGTTGGTGGATAAAACTCAATTTTTGTTTCTTCAATTCCAGTTTCTTCATCCGAAGCAATATCATTATCAATTTTTAAAGCATCATTGGCTTTAACCGATCTGTTTTCTTCAGTACTGATAGAACTGTTCATCATTGATGATTCTGTCATCTTCCGGGAAGTTTTGCAGCCCGACAGCAATACCAGGGCAATCACTAAAATCTTAAGCAATTTTTCCATTGATCTCATTTTTTATCTGTTCTACAACTTTTTCCAAATTATCATGCGTGATCTTGTCAAGCATCTTCAATATTTTATTGCTCGCAGCGGTCAATTTATTCACCTCCTTGCGCAATTCATCAACCTGTTGGGCAACCTCGACGTATCTTGTACCCGATTGCTCCAGTTCAGTTTTCAACTGTTGGGCCATCTCACGCCAAATCGTGATCGCTTTCTCAACATTATCCAACTCTGTTGACTCAGCCTCGGCAGCCGCCTTTTTCTTCTGAGTCCTAATCGTTACAAACGAACCCAATCCTCCACCGAAGATGGTTCCTATAACTGTAATAATGATCGTAGTAAAGTCCATCGCTTATTTTATTACTTGTTTAGCCAATGCCAGGTACCTCTGTCGATCAGCCAATCCATTGGTACCGCCGTTTATCTTTCTGGTGACTCCAACGCAATCATCCGCATCGGCCAGTTGGTTGATGTTCTTGTTTTTCCAGTAAAAAGCTGCCGATCGCACAGCATACTCAGGAATAGCCAGCACCGAAGGATCAGTTAACAACCGTTCATCATTGAAAAGATGCATCGATACTGCCCTGTAATTCACTCTGCCAGTTGTTTGGAATATGCCACGACCTTTAAATTTCACACCGTCACCCGCGATAACATTACCCAGGTCTTTTCTGCCTTCATAAGCCGATCCGGAGGCCAGTTCTGTTAAAAACTGAAACGATCCGGTCTCATGAGCTGCCTGTGATATAAAATGCTGGAGGCGCAGCGGTGTATCAATTCCGTAGCCTGGCAAAATAGCATTCAGCGGCTCAACAAACGGTTGAAGCTTCATGGTCGATTGTGTAGGGCATATTGCCTTTAGTTGTGAAATAGTAAGGTTCATTGTTCTGTTGTATTAATAGTTAATGCTATCCGTTGCTTGTAATTCTGGTAATTGATTCCTGCCCTGGTTAAATGCTGCCTGATCCGCTGTTCAATTTCGCTTTGACTAAATTTGCCGCGCATAAATTTTGTAAGTCCGGCACCAATCAGAGGATCTTCTTTTAATTCGCCTTGCTGCATTTTCAAGGCTATGGCAGCGCACTGATCAGTATTGTCGCCAATAACCAGTCCTCCTGTTATCAGTCCATTTGCAGAATGTCGTACGATCACCTGTAATCCAAAATCGCTATCGGTTAAAATGCCTTTCATCACCAATCCTTAATCGTTAATCATCAATCGTTAATCTTCAGTGCTTTATTTTTGCATCTTCAATATTTGAGAAATCACCAATTTGTACTGCCGTCATTGCCGTTTCAAAAGCTGCCGATGTTCCCGGAACAAGTGAATCCAAAGCCGTCGCAATTGCCTTTGTTGCTGTTTTTAGTTGCTGGCAGTACTGGTTTGTTTTATCCAGTTGCGTTTTCAATTCCGGGGTAATAGTTAATCCACCCAACTCTCCGCCATTGAACTGAATCAAGTCAGCTTCATCGGCAAATAGCAAAAAGGCCGTAGCTTCATCACCTTCCACAATGGCAATCAGGCAATCAGTACCAACCACCGGCTTAACCGCTGTTGTTCCAACTCCCAGCAAAACATCAAAGAACTCCAGTCCATCACCATCCACCGCCGTCATTGTTTGCGCATCCCAGTCAACTTCAGTCGCCGAAACCCAACGTAAAGTCGCTTTCATGCTTCCGTTTAAATGGCCTTTAAACAGTTGGCTAAACCGGTCCAATTCGTTTTTTAGTGTCATGATGCTTTTAATCCAAGTTTGCAAACCTGTCTATATCCTGCTGGAGCAAAATTTTTCGTTACTGCGTCGATATAGTAAGTTCCGTTTTTCTCCGGATAAAGAATGCTTTTCAAATTCATTCGATGACCATGCTGCACACGTGGCACACCCCATAAAGTCAGGTCGCCATCCAGTCCAGGTTGTTTCGATTGCTCGTATAGTTTTTCAGCCTCACGCCTCATTTCAGCTTCGCTGATTTCAATACCGCTTATTTCGCGGGTAATCCGTTTACCAGCCTCTTTGTCGCCAACCTCTACCCGTATTTTTTTGCCTTTTCTCCTGATCAGGCTCATAATCACCAATGTCTTTTCAATCTCACGTTGTTTCAGACTTTCTGAAGCCGTTCGTTCAACCAGTATTTCAACCGGATCGGCATTGCTTTTACTCGTGCCGAATGCGTGAAGCTCTTTGCCTTCAAACCAGCAGTAAATTCCGTTTTTTTGCAGTTCCTCCAATATCTGGCTGGGCGACATTTTCGAAAATCGTACATTACCAAGTTTGGCATCGTCGCAAACAATAGTGTAACCTGGAGCAATTTCTTTGAGTAGTTGTTTCAGGCTGCAATCTGTTTTGCTAATACTTACCGTCGATCGCTTCAGTTTGTACATTTCATCTTCACATGCAATAATCAGCGGAATACCGGCAGGAACTTTTTTAATGTAGCCCTGGAACTCCAGCGACAAGTTACCATCGTATCCTAACCATATTTCAACCGGATCACCTTCCCGGAACCATTCACTTACCTTGAGCCGGTCGAAGTCTTTTACCTTACGTGGAATGGTGATTTCAGCGGTATCGGTGAGGCTTCTCCAGCTGCTTTCGATCTTACACTCGCTGAAGCGGCGAATGCGGAAAGCCTGGCGACCATCATTCGCCGGGAAAATAAGCTCACCATATAAAGCGTAGGTACTCATAGCATATCTGTCAATAATAAATCACCATCACTTACAGCCTCAATGCTGTATTGCATCATATTTGGCTTACCCTGAACGGGTGAAAACTTCAGGCTTTCGGTAACGATCCGGGTGATGCTTCTTTGTGCAAAGTTTTGTCCGGAAACTTCAATGCTTCCGGCAATTTCGTGAAACAATTGTATTGCTTCCATTTGCTCAGCCACCGTTTGTTGTGTGAGCGGGTTTAGGTTATCCGGAAGGATTATACCGGAGATGGAAATACTCCAGTCCTCTAAACCGTAAATTTCTTTCACTGTACCAATACCACCTAACGTAGGTGTTTTGGTCACTGTTTTTTGTCTGCCAAATTCGACCAACGTAGCCAATGGCATCAATAAATCACTCAGCTCAATGTCGATCAGATTTCCCTTGTAATCCCATATTTTATAGGTACCTCCTTTTAGCCAGAAAGCGCCAAAGCTTTTTTGGCCAAAACGTACCGGAGCATTGTCATAATCAACATCATTATTCAGAACCTGAATATTGGTATAAGGTAAAGCCAAACCATCGGCTGGCGTTCCTTCCTTCACATCGGTATAGGGAAGGGCTTTATAAGTCCGTTTCAGAAACCACGGCACATAAACCGGCGATTCAACGCCAAACACATCGCTCAACAGCCTACTTACATAGCCTGTATCGATTGCTGGCCGTTGGTCTAATATGGAAGGTTTATAGGTCATGATAATGCGACTAGTCCGTCACTCAGTTTGTCGTTAATAACTCTTACAACCTTTTCAGCAATGGCCTCAAAATTGTTTTTATCAGCATCACCACTGATAGTAAAGTAGTTCTTGATGTCGATCTTTTGAGAAATATTCTTTATTCCGGAGGAAGATCCGGAACCCTTTAATTCAGCGTCTGAAGTCTTTTTGCTGGCTGTTTTTAAGTCACCTGGCTTAATTACAGGTGACGGTCTTAACAGAGATAAATGTTTATCGACAGGAGACATTTGCCAATCGGCTGCCTGAAATGCAAAATCAGGGTTGCCATTGCTTGCATAAGGCACGAAACTGGAAGCATCGGTTTTTGGTCGTTTATCAGGATTTTCCTTGTAAAAGTCCTCCATTCCTTCCTGTTTGCCTTTCCCGAAAGCTTCACCAATCTCACGGCCATAGTTGGTCGCTGCA